CGGCAGGTTCGTTTCAAGGCATCAGTCGTATCCGTTATACGGATAACTAGGCGAAAGCTGGAAGCGTTCGTTGTACGAGTTCGCCTTCCCCGTGTTTATAAACGCGGTTTATATTAATAAAGATATTTATTTAATAAAAGAAATTTACAAGAGGTTAAATAAGTCGTGAGTTAATTCAATAGATAGAAAGCGGCGTAGCAGCGCGTCCATGTGGTCAGGATTCTCTTCGGCTACCTTCGGGTAGCATCGTTGGAGTGGGTAGTTGCTGATGACGATGAATGGCGGATTCGTCTTCTTGTGGTACTGTCCTCCCTTCGTCGGTACCACCATCTGTTGCCCGTCGACGAATTGGTTCATAAACGTTATCGGCTGTTGTCCGTGGAACTCATCGTAGATAATGAGCTTGTAGGAGTCATCCAATCCGTTGAAGAAGTGCTCATTCATTGGGCAGAAATACGTCTTCGTCATTGTCGCCAGCTTCGCCACCAAGGACGACTTGCCAATCCGTGTCTTGCCCCATAGGAAAAGTTGGAGGGTGCCAATAGGTCTCTCCTGTAGAGAGCTCTTCCCAACATTGGAGTTGATCCAAGATATCAGGCTCTTGATGTCCTCCGTCGCATCGGCTGGTTCCACTAGTGGAATCCATGGCTTCAACGTGAGTTCCATTTGATGTTCGCTCCATTCGTGGCTGAACTCCTTGATGTTCCTCGAGTGGAGCAGATAAAAACCCGGGTAGGTGGTCATTATCTCGGTCGTAGTCGTCCCGTTCATGATCTTCTTCGCGATCTCGGTCGACGTAGATGGTGCCTTTCCTTCCATAGCCTGTGCAACATCGATGTTGTCAGCGACGAAGTCGTTGGTTTTCGTCACGTAGGCAACGCAATCCTTGAGGCTCTTCACTCCTTCATAATGGCCGTGAGATCCAGCAAGGAAGTCGAAGTGGTTGGCATCTTTGATGTTCAGCTTCTTCTTCACTGCGAAGATTGCATGTCGGTGGGGAGAACCATCTTCATGTTTCTCGGCGCAAACTATCGCCCAGTTGTAATCAGGTAGTCCCTTGATCGCGGCTAGGATGTCGCCAATGGGTTTGTTGCATTGCGGCCATGTTGCGAAGACCTTCATTCCATGCAAGCGAAACTTGCGTGCGTGGGTTGCCTTCCCACTGTGCTCCACGGTGTCGACCGTGTGTGTCTCTCCTTCTTGGGTGTGAACCTCTACTGTTGTGACTGGGGTCTCCACCATAGGCTGGTCAACGGTAGTCGGCGCCATAAAATCACGGATGTCACGATTGTCGTGCATCTCTTGCGCCATATCATCTAGGAAGCTAGGGATCTCTTGGGCACCACTAGGAGGAGAAGGCGGACTATCAAACTCCATAGCTATGTATACGATATGCACATATCTTCAAGAAACATAAATTTCTCACTGGTCTACAGTTCCTAACCGACGCCGTGCAACGTGGCGTCCGGCTTGTCTGTGTCGCGTCATTGTGTAAACACAAGCTGAAGTTATGATGTGGTTGATATTATAATGTGTCTACTTCTATAATAAAAGCAGCGGAGCGCAAACCGCGAAGCGGTTCCCGCAGGGCGAGGCCGAAGGCCGAGTGCGCGTAGTGGTTAAGAAAGTACTGATCCGATCTATCAAACCTCTGATCCGGTGGCACTTCACTGATCCGGATCCGGGTGTCCGGTCCGGGTCCGGGCGGACCCCGCCAGAACGCCTTAATATTACCAGGCGTTCCGGGGTCCGGGGTCCGGGGTCCCAGGATGGGAGCCCGAAGGGCGTCCGTGTCGGTGAGGACACGGAGTGTTTTGTGTGTAGCGAAGCGGCTCTTATTCATTCTTCTTGTGCTGGGTTTGTTTTGTTATTTTTTTATCATTTCATGATATGTCGATGCGTGGTCGTGTGGAGGGAATGGGCTTCAGTTCCCGGTATCGAGACTCTCTTGGTCGTCGTCGTTCCGCGCTGGCGGCTGGCGTTTCTTCCCGACGTTTAGCTCGTACCATGGCTGCTCGCAATGTCGTTGTGCGTCGCGGTGGTTTCGGTCGTCGTGGTCCCGGTGGCGTAGAGTTTAAGGCAGTTGATGTCACCACGGGTGTCACTGCTTGCGACACTTCCAGCGCTGTTGTTTTGTTGAATGGTATTGCTCGTGGCGATGATATCAATCAGCGTAATGGCCGTCAGGTTACGATGAGGTCGATTGAGTTGCGTGGGTATAACTACGTGACTACTGCTACTGGTACCGATCAGATCCATCGTGTTTGTTTGGTTCTTGATAAGCAGCCCAACGGGGCTGCTTTGACTTATGCGCAGGTCTTCAGTGCGGTGTCCCATCTTGCTCCTCGCAATTTGGAGAATCGCGCTCGATTCAAGATCTTGATGGATAAGCGTTTCACGCTGAATAGTGATGTTGTTGGTGAACCTGGTGCGCGTCGTGTGTGGAAGGTGTATCGTCGTTTCAACATTCCGGTCACGTTCAATAACGGCAATGCTGGCACGGTTGCGGATATCATCACTGGTTCGATGTACCTCGTCATGATTGGCAGCAATGCTGCTGGTGTTACGGCAGGTTCGTTTCAAGGCATCAGTCGTATCCGTTATACGGATAACTAGGCGAAAGCTGGAAGCGTTCGTTGTACGAGTTCGCCTTCCCCGTGTTTATAAACGCGGTTTATATTAATAAA